GTGGGCAGATTGTCGCATACAAAGCCGAGGATGCCCTGCATAATATCCACAACGGATTTCAGCAGAGAAGGAATGCTCGAAATCAGTGTGTCTGCCAGTGTCGAGATAATCTCAACTGCGGCCAGCGCAATGGTGGGCAAATTCTGAATGACGAATGTCGCCAGAGTTGTGATGATCTGTGCCGCCGCTGTGGCGATTTGCGGAGCGGCCTGTATCAATCCCTCTGCCAGAGAATTAACGATCTCCAAGCCTGTTTCAAGGAGCTGCGGCAGCGTCTCTGTCACGCTGTCGCACAGACTTTGAATAAGTTCCGGCGCGGCCTCTGCGATGATGGGAAGGGATTGCAGGATGCCGTCTGCCAGGGCTTGCAACAGGTCCATTCCGGCCTGTAGTAATGCCGGGGCCTGTTCGATCAGCGCCTCGATTACAGCCGCCACAGCCTCGACAAAGGCCACAATCAGTTGCGGAGCCGCAGAAGCGGCACCTTCGACCAGAGCGGTCAGCAGTTGGACACCGGCAGACAGCAGCTGCGGAACAACCCTGATAATGCCCTCAATCAGTGCCGTGCCGATCTGCACCGCAGCAGGGGCAATGGCCGGAAGTGCGGAACTGATACCGCCGATGAACGCATCAATGCAGTCAACGGCAGCATCAACCAGCTTGGGGGCGTAGGTCATAACCATGGAAACGGCATCCGCCAGGACATTACCGATTTCATTTACCAGTCCTTCAAAGCCGCCATCTCTGAATGCGTCGGACAGTTGAGTGATGTACTCATAGCCCTTTTTAGCAACCTCTTTGAGGGGCTCTTGGATATGCTGATAAACTGCAACGCCGAGACCTTCGGCAGCAGACTTGAGCAAAACAATTTGACCTTGCAAATTGTCCTGCATCACCAAAGCCATATTTTCAGCTGCATCCTTGGAGTTATAGATAGCATCTGTGAGCTTTGCAAAATCTTCATCGGAAGAATTTACAATGGCAAGTAAGCCCGCCATTGCCTCTTTACCGAAAATTGTGCTTGCAGCTTGAATTTGCTGGACCTTGGAGAGGCCGTCAGTTGTCCGGGATACCTCCGAAATAATCTGGTCGTAGGATTTTAGATTGCCCTCGGAATCCGTGACGGAAATATCAACACCGCCGATGCTCTTTTTGAGATCCTGCATTACCTCCATCAGAGATTTTGTTTCTCCGCTGGATTTTGTCAGGGATATTCCAAGTTCTTCCATTGCTGCTGCCTGATTCTTTGTCGGAGCTGCAAGGTTAGCGAGAGCCGTTTTCAGCGATGTACCCGCTTGTGTCCCTTTGATGCCGGAGTTTGCCATCAATCCGATAGCAACGGCGGTGTCTTGCACAGAGTAGCCCAGCGTACCACATAGCGGGGCAACATATTTGAATGTTTCGCCCATTATCGAAACATTCGTATTGGAATTAGCACTTGCAGCAGCCAGCACATCAGCAAATTCACCGGCTCTATCTGCGCTCATTCCGAACGCTGTCATTGCATCGGTCACAATGTCCGATGTGGTGGCTAAATCCTCGCCGGATGCCGCAGCCAGATTCATTACGCCGGCAAGGCTCTCATACATCTGCTGTGGCTTCCATCCGGCCATTGCCATATAGTTCAAAGCTTCCGCGCTTTCTGTTGCAGAGAACTTTGTTGAAACACCCATGTCCAATGCCTTTTGCGACAGCGCTTCAAAGGCATTGATTTCTTCTCCGGTAGCGGTAACAACGGTTTGACTGCTGGCATTTGAAATGGCATTGACTTTCGACATACCGGCTTCAAAATCCGAGCCAACCTTGATTGCATATCCGGCACAGGTTGATAGCGCTGCCGACACAGCACCAATGGCAACAGTTGACGCTTTCAGTCCCTTGGAAGCAATGCCCCCAAGGGAACCGATCCCTTTTTCAAATCCCCCCGTGTTCAACGAGGTGTCGATTACTACCTCACCGTCTGCCAATGCAACCACCTCCTTATGGCGTTTGTCATCGGCACAACGGCACTACTTGACTTTTACTTTAATCTCGAAAATGCGCTTGCAGTTTCGACCTTTACAGCGCACAAAAATGCCCCGGCATTCAGCCGGGGAGCGAATGAAGATAGGCATTTCATAGCCGCAATATGGGCAGCAGACCTTCTTTTCAGGACTATCCACTTAGCCACCTCCAAGGAGCTTGGACAAGTCGCCGCCGTTCATCAGAGCGTCGGCAATGTCCTGATTCTTCTGGGCTTCATCCCTGGAGACGGGCAAAGCGTATTCCTGCTTCATTTTGGTGTAAAAGTCCTTCTGGCTTTGGGTCATGGAGCTTGTTATCTGGACAGCTCGATACCCCATGATCTTACGGAACTCCGTATCATCCCGCAATGACTTAAACATGGCCCGGAATTTCCACCAATGCAGGGGGGTGTCCTGAAGGTCAATCCCATACTGCTCCATAAAGGCAGAGTAGATGTATGGTGCGTCAAAATCGTAATCATAAAGCCTTTTTTCAGCGGCTTTATGTGCTCTTTTTGCTACCGAATCATCGTCCTCACCGCAGTGGTAGAACCACATTAAAGCGGCTACTGCTTCATCAACATTCCGTGGAATATCATCCCCATAATATAGGTGCAGCGCAGGAAATAGCTTATCTTCCTGGTCTATGGATTTGTCGAGCATCAGCTGTTCAAACATAATGCCAATACGGAAGTCAAAGTTGATGTAGTAATCTTCACCATCGACAGACACGCTGGTGGGCAGTTCATCGATGATAAGGTTCATCATCAGTGGTGCCGCTTCTTTCCATTACCAGCATAAGGGATAGGCTGGCGGTTCTTGGACTGCTGCTGCGCTCTGCGCTGGGCACGGTTGGCATTGTATTTGTCACCAATTGCCCGGATTTCCTTTACGCTGTCCTCCTTGGCCGTGTTGAACGCCTGGAAAGCACTAAGAGCCTGTGCCAGATTGCACTTGCCGCCGAAGATTCGCTTGTGGGTGCCTTCACCGAAGACATCATCAAAAAAATCAAAGATAATGCCGCACTGGGTACGGATTGCCTGGGACTGGGTCATGCCATCGTATCTAGCGGTGGCGTTTCTCGACTGTACTCGATTGAGTGCAGCCTCGACCCGGTCCATTTCATCGGCATCCAGGAAATCAAGCTCGACTTCCGCATCGTAAATTTTGAACTTCATATCTGCTCATACTCCTTTTTTAGTTGGGATAGAACTCTCCGAGTTCCGTATCAAAGACGCCAAGCGTCATGTCGCCAACACTGTGCAGGGTGCCGGTAAGGGTCAGCGGATCGCCGCCGTCACCGGGGTTGCTGGACACCACATTTGTTACAACAAAATGCCGTGCCTCAAATTTGTTGGGCTGATCCGCCAAAGGGCGGAACAGATCTACCCGAACATACTCAAACATGGCATCCGCCCCCGTCAAGTGATTTCTGCCAACCTCATACAAGGCCATGACGGCCTCGGAGGACTGAATCATGTCCGCATTGTACGGGAACTCCGTTTGATAGCTGGTGGCGTAGGTGGTGGCACTGCGCTGGTTGACGTAGGTGGTTTTCTTTGTCTGGGCATTCGGGTTTTCGTCCAGCGTGGTAAAGCCGACACCCATGAGATAGTACAGGTTGTTGATTCGCAGGTAATCGGCTACCTGATTCCGCATGACAGGATTGGGGGCGTTGGCCTTGTTGGCCTGCTGGGCAGATCGTACCCTCAGACATTCGATTTCCACGCCGTCCTGCCATGTGGACTTGCCAATTACCCAAACGGACTGAACGTAGCCGCTTTGGCAGATATGCCGCACCCATGTGTTGGACGGGACGCAGGCCATGTCATCCGTGCTTTCCGGCAGGCTGCCAAAGGAGATGTACACCGCATCGTCGGAGAAATTCTTCACGATGAAGTCATAGCCACGCACATCAAACTGGAATTCGACCGGAGTTCCCGCAGTAATGTCCTTTCGGATAACTGTACTCATTGTCATGCCTCCAATCAGGCAGAGGCGGCGGTAAACGCTTTCGTGGTGGTATTGAACGTGCCAAGGACAGGATCACCGACAGCCTTGAGCGTACCGGCCAGCGCCAGGGGGTCGCCGCCATTGCCGGTATTGCCGCTGATTTCCGCAGACACGATGAACTGCCGGGCGTTGAAGGTGTTCTGCTGGGACTGCACCGGGTCAAACAAATCAACACGGACATACTCAAACATGGCAGCAGTGCCGGTCAGGTGGTCACGACCAACCTTGTACAGTGCCATAACCGCCTTTTCAGACTGAATCATATCGGCGGAGAACGGGAACTCCGTCTGGTAGGATTTGACCACGTTGGTTGCGGTGGCCTGATTGATATAGGTTTTCTGCATGGACTGGGCATTGGGGTTCTCGTCCAAAGTCTCGAAGCCAACGCCCATCAG